CCTTGCTTAACCTTAGTATTATTTTGGCAGCTTTAGCCTCATTTACAGCTACCTCAAAGTGCATTTCATCCGCGCGTGTCCACTCGCCGCCCCAGGCTAGCCCGTACTTTTTGCATAGCGCCTTAATCATTGGCACTTTCTCGGCTGGAAATGTACCGCGCTTAGTTAGTGGGTGTTTAGTAGCGTTTAGATCTATAGCTGTACCGCTGCTATGGCAGCTAAGTTTACCGACCACGCCCCTAACATCTCTAAATGCGTAGCCCCACTCATCCCACTCACCCTGATCTATCGGCTCTATCAGCGCGTGAAACTCAGCGGCAAAACCAATAAGTAAAGGTGCTACAGCCTCAGCGCATCTAAGTTTTCTATTAGTACCCGGCACGGGGTAATTCTTAATGCCGATTTCTTTCGGGTCTTTGCTGGCAGGCCAGCCGTTATAGCTCGTTAGCATCTACCCAAACCTGTTCTGCCTCATCCCAATACCATCTGCCCTCTGTAGGCATAGGCGTAGGCGGTTGCCAATTAAAATCATTATCAAGTGTCCAACTAGAGTAAGGCTGTGGCGTTATGAATACATCTGCCACAGGATCATAACTATAACCAATACCAGCGTATTGCTTGCGGATATTGTTATTGTATGAAGTCTGTATCCAAGTGCCACCTAGATTATCTATTAGCCATTGATAACCTTCATCCCCAGCAGGGTCATTGTTATCGCCAACTAAAACTCTAATTACTTTATTATCGTTATCTATTTCTGCCCAATGCGCCATTTTTACACCGCCGTTTTCAAGTAACGAACAATAATTACACCTGAACCGCCTGCTGCTCCAGTTGCATTGTTATTACCGCCAGCGCCACCGCCTGTGTTGGCTGTTCCAGCGTTAGGGCTTGATAATGCAACACCTGCACCACCGCCACCATTGCCGCCAGCGCCAGGTCCTGTGTCTGCACCACCACCACCACCACCTGCATACCAGTATGTACCGCTTACATTTTGGCCTGTGCTAGTTGCTGAACCAAAACTTGAATAAGTTGATATTCCATTACCACCTTTGCCGCCGCCAGGGTTACTTGTTACTCCTGCACCGCCAGCAACTGTTGCGCCACCACCACCGCCTGCACCATAAGCACCTGATGCTGCGCCAGCATTTCCACCAACATTTCCCTGTCCAACTGTCCTAGCGCCACCTGTACCATTTGCCCAAGTTCCCCCACCGCCAGAACCGCCAGAAGAGCCAGAGCCAGCAGAAGGACCAGCGCCACCACCACCGCCAACGGCTGCAGTTAATGAGAGCGAACCGCCTGTAACATTTGAATTATTGCCGTTTACACCATTTGATACATTGTGTGTTCCTGCTGCGCCGCCCCCTCCAACAGTTACTGTGTAGTTAATTCCACTAGCCAATAAAACATCTGTGTTGTAAACATAGCCACCTGCGCCGCCGCCTCCGCGTCCTGTACCACCACCGCCTGCGACAACAAAAATATCGGCAGTTAAACTTGCGTTAGATATATCTAAATTGCCATTGGCTGTAAAAGTTCGATAAAAAAAAGTCGCATCGGAAGTCAAAGTGCCGCCTGTAACTATTGGTTTTTTGAGTCTAGCCGAAGCAATAATGCCCAATAAACTCATTACGCTATATCTCCAACGACTAAAAACGTATTTGATGCTGTACAAATAATGCTAGCTGCGCTTCGTTGCGCGCGTAGTTTAGGTGCGCTAGAGGTTGCACCTGTGCTAGTTATTGTTACGCCTGCGCCTTGCGCTAATGTTACTTGGCCTGCTCCTATTTGCGCTATGTTTATTACATCACCCGCGCTAAAAACGCTAGGCGGTACAGTTAAAGTAATAGGGCTTGCGTTATTAAGTGTTACTAACTGATTAAGGTTGCCTGCTACTAAAGTGTAAGTAGTGCCTGTTTCTGCATCAAACTCTAGTTTTAATCTAAGTACAGCTGTGCCGCTAGTAACGCCGCCGGATAGGCCAGAGTCAGTACCAGTAGTAATACCCGTAATATCGCCAACAGGTGCGCCAACCCAACCCGCGCCGTCATAAAACTCTAAAGCGTTTGTATCTTTTAAGAAAGAGTATTGCCCTTCTTGTGGCGAAGCTATCGCGCTTGTGCGCGCAGCTGCACTAGCAAAAACTAATACACCTTGCATTAAATACCCGTTTACATCCGCGGCAGTTAAAACCTCACCTGTGGTAAAGGTCTTAAATCCTAAGCCCGCTGCCATAGCATCTCCTTAATAAGCAAGTACGCCTGTGTCTAGCAGGCCGTATATGCTTGAGTCTAGTATAAAGCCGTCTATTATCGGCTCTAGTGTTGTTAGTGTCGTTTTCCAGCTGCCGGGCGTAATTGCCATAGCTACGCCAAACACCTGCAAAGTTTTAGTTAAAGTAGATGAGCCTGGCTGGTTAGTAGTAATCGTTATAGGGTCAAAAAAATCTAGATCTAGGGCCGCGATTATGCCGGCATTATAGTTATCTGTGTATAAATCTAGGGTAATGGCATCACATCTTATAGACGTTTCTTTACGGCTAGCTACATAGGCTTGGGCGTAATCTAGGGCTACCGCATCTGTCTGCATTAGTAGATTTTGTTGGTTATAGCTGTGTGTAAAGTACTTGGCAATACTGGCTGCATCTGTAGCTACCTGTGTAGTACCGCCTGTACGGGTAATGCTAGCCGCGTTGTATACCAACGTATCATCTAAACGCCAAACAGCGTTAAAATAGCCTATAGCCGTGCCGTTATCGTTAAACACGGTAGGTGTGCCGCCTATGCTAGCCGTGGTCACGTTTCTATCTTGAAAGACAAATGAGCCTGTAGCATCTACATAAAAAGCCCCGTACTCACTTAGGGTTACTGTGTTAAGGGCTGCAAGGCTAGTGCGCGCTGTGCCGGGGTCTGCCTATTTGATCTAGTATCTGATTAACACGCGTACCGCTTAAATCTCCAGCGGTTGCCCCTGCTACTGTTGCTATTTGTGCATTTTGGGCAAGTCTAAACGCATCTACCGCCGTAATAGTGGTATAAGTAACCTCATCTGCGTTTTTAGGTGTAGTAGTAGTGTAGCTAGTAATAAACCCGCTAAATATAGGGTAGGTAGTACTAGCGTAAGTAGCTGTTATCTGCACTTTACGCATAGGGTCTAGCAACCCATAATAAGGGCCGCTAGTATTTTGTGGGTTAAAATCGCCGTTTTGGTCAACGATACGCATAGTTAGCGTACCTGTTTGGAATTGATCGGCCTGTGGGTTGCGGCCTCTATTTGTTTGTATTGTATCTACTACGTTAGACACATCTACAATTACTGCCGCGCTATCTGCTAGCACGTTTGTATCTAGTAAACCTGAATCTAAAATAAGAGCCTGGGCAAAACTAGGCCCAGTACTAAAGTTAATTACAGCGTTTATTACTGGCAGGGTCATAGGCCACCGGTATAACGCAGCGGGTCACCTTTACGCTCTAGATCTAATATAGCTCTTTGCACAGCTAGGGCTATTGTGTCCTCGCTACCAACTACGCCTGCATTTACATTTACAGTTATGTTATCTGCCATACGAAAAGCGGCAGGGTCAAAGCCTCTAGAGCTAGTTGCCACGCTAGGGCTTAGGCTTGCTGTAGCTATATCTAGCGCGCGTATACTTTCCTCTAATAGCGCATCTGCTAGCGCTAGCTCTGACTCTGCCAGCAAACTTAGAGCATCTGCGTGTGCATCTACAGCTCTTATAGCATCTGGGTCACCTGACTTATAACGGCTAGCTATATCCTCATCTAAAACGCTATCATTAATATTTCTTGTACTAGATATAATTGGGCTTAAAAAGTCAAACCGTGAGCCTGCAATTTCTAGCAGTTTGCGTATAGCTGCATCTAGGTTATCTAGGTTTATAAGGTCTTTAGGCTTAAACTTTTCTAGTATTTTGTCTATTTCACCTAGCTTGTAAGTCTGGCCTGTAAGCGTACCTAATATGGCTAGCTCTGTGTTTAGTTGCTTAGAAAGGCTAGTAGCGCGCTCTACATCTTTAGCAGCTATAGCATCTTCCAAATCTAGCATTAACTGTTTAACTGTTAGGCGCTGTGCATCATTTGCTAGCTGTAGTTTTTGCTGGTCTGTAGCGTTTACGCCTAGTTTTTGTATATTTTCTTGCGTTGCTAGAATTGCTGCCGCTATCTGTATTTGATCTAAATCAAATACATCTTCACCCTTGCCAAGTGCTAGGGCGGCTTTGTCTAGCTTAGCTTGTTTTTCTTTTTCTTTTGTTTTTAATATCTCAGCGTTAGCTTGTTTTTTAGCAAGGTCTGCTAGCGCCTTTGCGCGTTTTGCTGCTGCTGCATCTAGTTTAGCTATTATTTCTTTTTGCTTTTTTGTAAACTCTGTTTCTTTGCTAGTTACTGTTTCTGGCCTATCATACATAGCCCCTAGACCTATTGCCCTAAATCCAAACTCTGGAATACGCGCTAGAAAGCCTAGTGCAGCTCCAGCCGTTTTTAATACATTAGCAAAGCCTGTAGCTAAATCATCT